TGTGAACACTGACTGCAATATCAACTGGCTCTCCGGAAACAAGAAAAACTGTCAGAACAAGTGCAAATGCTGTATTCATTGCCAGCATCCTTTTTGTATCGGACGTAAACGGGCCAGCATTGAAAGAATGCATATTTTATTTAATAACTCCCGTTCGTGTTTTCTCTTGTTAATGGCATCTTCAGTAAATACAGGATTACTGATAGTGACACCAATTTCAAAACAACCTTCAGACGTATTAACGTTTGGTAATAACGTTTTCATTATCGCGCCCTCAACAATGAGTTTTGTGATGCGGTGCCTGGTGCCTCCAGGTGACGTTAACCAGTTAACAATTAACACCGGATACAGAGAATCCACCCATAACACTGTTTTTGGTTTTAACTGTTCCGCGTGCGCTTAGCCGCATTCACCGCATCACAAAATTCACTTTAAAAAGGGCGGCAGAGCAGTCACGGAGTAAAACTGATACCGCCAAACGTCACCAGAAAATTGATAACAGAGGGCGTTGCAGCGGGGTTGTCACTTAAGCGTATGGTCAACCTGACAACCCGGTGTTCTCAACGGGGAAGGAATAACCCCGCCATACTTACCGTCGCGCCATTTCGCGGAGTGCCACAACCGGAAGCGCACGGTCGAATTAAATTTAACGACACCGTACAGAGAGACCAATTTCGCCGTGCACTTTCGCGTTATGCCCTGGCTTTTCAGGGATATATCCTTTCAGTAAACTGTCAGTACCGGATTCTTATCCGTGTCCGGCGCACGACCACACGTGACAGCGTGTTGGCCTCCATTTTTAACCCAGAACCTCAATGGAGGATAAAATGCCAAACAAAAAAAGAAATCCGCTTATTGAAAAACAGATTGAATGCCTGGTAAATCAACTCAAGCAATCAGGGTTATTAAAAACTCATTCAGAGTTGAGGCTCACAGAATCAGCATTCGACGATAAATTAAATAATGTCCTTTATAATGGCATTATTGATTTTAATCGTTCTTTTGGTCGCCGCGGCCCTGCTGGTGTTTCCTTATAATTACCAGTCAATCCAGAGCGGACCGTGTTCAGCGTAAATATAACTGTACACATCCAGATTATATTTGTGGTCTGTTAAGAACAGGCCGCAAATACATGCCGAAGCTTCCAGGGCAGCGGCTCTGTTACTGAATAACCATGTAGCAACATTCCAGCGTTTTTCTGCATCCCAGTCTTTCTCAAGGCCTGATACCATGAAGAAACCGTTAGTGTTGCCATCAAATAATTCTGTTTCCAGATTTTTAAGCAATGCCTGATGGACTCTTGCCAGGTATTCCGCCGGAATTTCGCCACGAATTCTGATGAGATTGTCATAAACAAACATGTTCCCCGCATATGGCGATTTTTCTTTCTTGTTTTTTAAACCAGCATCATGAGCAAACTGTTCAATTTCTTCTTCCGTTGGTTTCGTATTGATGTTTTGCGCTGTCGTTTCTGCAATTTTCTTTGCCACACTCTCTGAGTCGTGTTTATTTACAGACGCACAGAAATACAATCCGGTAAACGCATCGCGCACATTACGAGCCATATTATCAGTGTCTTTTTTCGTTACCGATTCCAATGCAAGTTCGTTCAGACGATGACGAAGTGTGTGTGCTGCAATCTCCTGGATTGAAGTAGGTAAATCTTTAAATTCCATCGTCAACCTCATCAGTCAGAGTTTCTTGCTAACCAGCGATGCGCGCCAGCTTCGGTTTTAAACGTTTTACTTTTGGTATACGTCATCGCGGTGAACGTGCCGTCCTGGTTGGGAAACACGCCGTACACCAGAGATTCGTTGTTGCCAAGATCGATAGTATCCATGCTGACCTCATTTCCCCTTAACGCCGGGGTAGCGGAACAAAAACCTGCTGCATAGTTATTAAAGTTGAACCCTGCCGTCATGTTCTTACGCCTCGGGCTGGCTACTTAACCCCTGACCACTGCCTGGTAACTCGAAGTATTGCCCTGCGTTCTGTGGGGCGGGGTGGGTTGGCATGAAAGGAAGGATACCCATGGGTATTTAAAAAGTAAATACCCATGGGTAATTTTTTTTGATGTATCTTAACCGGTGACTGATTGTTTGGTGAGTTATGATGCGTTTTGTGCTTTCTTTTTACGGATTTCTTCGTAGATCATATTGTAATACTGTTTTTTCTCTTCAAGAGTTTTTAATAAGTTATCCGCTTCACTTTCTGGTAGTTCGTCTAAGAGATCTAAAAAAATACGTTGTCGTGGCGTTAGAACCCTTGTTTCATAATTGGAGGCTGTGTTCGTTGATGATGAAACGATACCATCCATCCATCCCCGAGGTAACCCAAAGGACTCTTCTATAATCTCCACCATATCATCTGCGATCCGTTTTTTTCCTTTTTTCCCCTCTGGGTACAACATTCTTGATACATAAGAAGGCTCGCGACCGATCTTTCTGGCCACGTTAACCGCTTTACCATCGCATTTCTCATCACGAATTTTGATGAGTTGTTGTCGTCTAAATTCATATTTGTCCATAGGTAAATAATAGATGCGATTACCGCAAGGTAAACAACCCAAGGGTATTGACTTTTGTTTACCCGCAGGTATTCTTTGCTGTGTTTACTAAGGAGTAGCTATGGAAGAATTAAGAATATTTCTCAATTCTCTTTCGTCAGATGAACAGCGTATGTTTGCATGTGAGTGTGGTACTAGCATCGGTTATCTAAGAAAGGCATTGAGTAAAGGTCAAGTGTTAGGGGCATCGTTATGTGTCCTTATTGAGCGAGCCAGTAATGGTGAAGTTACACGTCAGCAACTAAGGCCTTTTGATTGGATGAATATTTGGCCTGAGCTGGAAGATACCAAAACGTTAACACAACCACTTTCTAGGAGCTTGATTCATGAAAATCAGGCATGAACACATCCGCATGGCGATGAATGCATGGGCGCGTCCTGATGGTGAAAAAGTTCCTGCGGCTGAGATAACCAGGGCGTATTTCGAACTGGGTATGACGTTCCCGGAACTGTACGACGACAGCCACCCAGAAGCCCTGGCGCGTAATACCCAGAAAATTTTCCGCTGGGTAGAGAAAGACACCCCTGATGCAGTTGAAAAAATTCAGGCGTTGTTACCGGCGATCGAAAAGGCAATGCCGCCTCTGCTGGTGGCCAGAATGCGCAGCCACAGTTCAGCTTATTTTCGGGAGCTGGTGGAGATGCGGGAACGACTGGTGAGAGACGCTGATGATTTTGTCGCGGTGGCAATAGCTGGCTTCAACCAGATCAACCGTGGTGGCCCGGCCGGAAATGCTGTGGCTGTGCATTGATCGGCAATATTCATACCGGATCTCTTTCGGTAATACGTGATTAAAAAGATTCGGTATCTGAAGAGGTTAGTATGGCTAATGCCTGGCTCAGATTATGGCATGACATGCCAAATGACCCCAAGTGGCGAACCATTGCCCGGGTGTCAGGTCAGCCAATTGCAACAGTGATGGCTGTGTATATCCACCTCCTGGTGAGCGCGTCACGAAATGTCACGCGAGGTCACGTTGATGTCACGACCGAGGATTTGGCAAGCGCGCTCGATGTGACAGAAGAGGTGATTGATTCAATTTTGCAGGCAATGCAGGGGCGGGTTCTGAAGGGGGATCTTATCACCGGATGGGAAAAACGCCAGGTACTGAAGGAGGATAACGGTAACGTTTCGCCAACCGCAAAATCCCCGGCAGAGCGCAAGAGAGCGCAGCGGGAGAGGGAAAGGCAGCGGGAGCAAAATGGCGACTGTCACGGCGTGTCACGAAATGTCACGCACATGTCACGACGAGTCACGACAGATAAAGATACAGATAAAGATACAGATCAAGAAGATCAAAACACTATGGTTCATGGCGAGAAAAACGCCACGAACCTGACAGGGGATGTTCAGACCGTCAATCCTGGTCAGCCGGCAGGCACGACACCGGAAGCCGATTCAGCGTATGCGCTGAAAGCCGATTCGGGCGCTGTGCAGCAGGCGATGGTCGCCGGACCGGAGAGATCACACCAACCGCAGCAGCCTGAAGCCGATTCCGCCCTTCAGCGGGAAGCCGATCGGGTAGTCCCGGAAAACACCGGGCAGCCTGTGGGACGAGTGGATTACCCGGACGGGTTCGAACAGGTCTGGCGGGAATATCCGCTGCGTGCCGGGGCAAATCCGAAGAAATCCGCGTTCAGTGCCTGGAAGGCCAGGTTACGCGAGGGGGTGCCACCGCAGGTCATGCTGGATGGTGTGAGGCGTTACGCGAGGTACCTGGCGGCGACCGGGAAAGCGGGAACGGAATTTGTTCAGCGGGCGACAACGTTTTTTGGACCTGACCGGAATTTTGAAAACCCCTGGTTGCTCCCGACTGGCGGGACGAACAACCAGCGTTGTGTGAATCATATTTCCGAACCGGATACCGAAATTCCACCAGGTTTCAGGGGGTGAAGGATTATGAAAAATATAGCGACAGGAGGCGTTCTTGAACGTATCCGCAAGCTGGCACCACAGCATGTAACCGCGCCGTACCGGACGGCAGAAGAGTGGCGTGAGTGGCAACTTGCGGAAGGCCAGAAACGTTGCGAGGAGATCAACCGTCAGAATCGTCAGTTGCGGGTGGAAAAAATTCTGAATCGCTCCGGTATCCAGCCGTTGCACCGCAAATGTTCGTTTGCGAATTACCGGGTGCAGAACGACGGCCAGCGATATGCGCTGAGCCAGGCAAAATCCATCGCGGACGTACTGATAACCGGATGCACAAATTTCGTGTTCAGCGGTAAGCCGGGTACCGGAAAAAATCACCTGGCAGCCGCCATTGGTAATCATCTTCTGGAGAAAGGTCGCAGCGTGATTGTGGTCACGGTGGCTGATGTGATGCTGGCGCTACACGGCAGCTACGACAACAAAAACTCAGGCGAAAAATTTTTGCAGGGTTTGTGTGACGTTGACCTGCTGGTTCTGGATGAGATTGGCATGCAGCGTGATACGCGCAACGAACAGGTCACACTGAACCAGATCGTCGATCGCAGAACAGCCGCGATGCGCAGTGTCGGGCTGCTGACGAACCTGAACCATACCGCAATGAGCACCCTGCTTGGCTGGCGCGTGATGGACCGCATGACCATGAACGGTGGGCGCTGGGTGAATTTTAACTGGGAGAGCTGGCGTCCGAATGTCGGTCAGCCAGGAATTGAAAAGTAATTTTTATCGGGGAGAAAAAATTTAATGGAAACCGTTTTAGACGCACTGAAAGCGATGGGAAAAGCCACGTCGGTAGAACTGGCTACGCGACTTGATATCAGTCGTGAAGAAGTGCTGAACGAGCTGTGGGAACTGAAAAAGGCTGGCTTCGTTGATAAAAGCGTATACACCTGGCGTGTGGCTGGCGAAGGTGAATCCGGGGTAGCCGAAGAGCAGCCAGCACAATCTGAAGCACAGGATGTGCTAACCAGGGAGGTCGAACGAAAAGTTACCGCTGACATGATGATTGAGTTTATCAGTCAGGAGGGGGCTAAAACGTGTGAGGAGCTGGCGGGTAAGTTCGGTGTCAGTACTCGCAAGGTTGCTTCCACGCTGGCGGTAGTAACCGCAACGGGGCGGCTGGCACGCGTTAATCAGAACGGTAAATTTCGTTACTGCATACCGGGCGATAATTTACCAGCAGAGCCGAAAGCTGCATCGGTAACAGAAGCTGATGGTAAATCCTTTCCTCTGCCATCAGGTGTTGCGTTACCAGTACAGGAGGCTGCAACACAGGAAGATATTAAAACAGAAACGGCGGCGGACATTGTGCAGTCGCTACCACCGTTTACCGAAACGCAAGCGGATGACCTGGTTTTATCATCGCTGCATATGGCAAACCGCGAGCTGCGTCGGGCGAAAAGTTATGTCCAGAAGTGGGAGCGTGTCTGCGCCGCGCTGCGGGAGCTGAACAAGCACCGGGATATTGTTCGACTGATTGTCGATTCCTCCAGTCGTATTGTGTCGGAAAAGTGATTGCCGGAGGCGCTATGGCAAAAGTATTTACACAGGAAGAGCGGGAAGATGTGAAGGCTCGCATTGTGGAACTGGTACGCAGGGATGGGCGGAAAACGCGTAAACAACTGGAAAATGAAACCGGGGCGACGAGACATCTGATAGAAGTTCTGACGAAAGAGCTGGTAGCCAGTGGTGTTGTATATGGCTCAGGGTATGGAATATTTCCTTCAGAGCAGGCACGTAAGGACTGGATGAAAGCCATTGAAAAGATGTCGAAAGCAAAGTCAAAGAAACTGGCTGTGGTTGATCCTTACCTTATCTGGTCATTACCAGACGGAGAAATACGTCGTTACGACAGGCGCCTGAACATGATTTGTCACGATTGCCGGAAGAGCGAAGCTATGCAGCGTGTACTGGCTTTCTATCAGGGTAATTTTCAGGAGGCGATACTGTGAGTGAAATTAGCTATCAGGCTTCAATTACCGCTGGCATTCGCATCAAAGGAGAGGAGCATGGAAATAAAACCAGAAGATGAGTTAAGCAATATCGTTTTATTTCCGATAAAAGAGGATGACCCTCGTAATCAGGTTAATTTTCTTTATGAGCCATCGGAAAGACCATATTGCCATCACACTTCTGTCCGGGTTGACGAAAAAGAGCGTCAGGTCCGCTGTAAAATCTGCGGTGCAGTTGTGGAACCATTTGACTGGATGCTCTCTGTGGCGAAAAGAGAAACCAGGATGGCAGATGATGTAAAACAATTGCGCCAGGAGGAACGGGAAAGGCGAAAAAATATAGAAAAGCTAATTCAGATTGAGCGCAACGTGAAAGCGCGGATACGCAGGGCGACAAAAGCCCGAACTGAATAATTAAATTTGGCACAGAACATAAAATTAATCCTTAACCGGAGGGATTTATGCACCCTCAGAACATCAGGAGGCCACCCGAAAAGGCGGTAGTGAAAAATGGCTGAATTAACCAAAGAGCAATTAATCGAAGAAGTTAAATTAAAAATAGCGATTGCGAAATGCCATCCCAATTCAGGCGTGGCACGAGTAGAGGGTGAGTTATTCAAAATTGCAGTGACATCGCTGGAAGCAGAACCGATAGCGTGGGAATGCGGTGAAAACATAATCCTGTTTAATCCTGACACAGTTGAAGCATACGCAAAACGTGCGGAGATATCACCTAAACCACTATTCGCCGCCCCACCTGTGCTGGTAGTGCCTGAAGGGCTTGTTAAAGCGGTACGCTTTTATGAACAGGTAAAGTGTGAGAATCCGCCAGCCGAAACCGGAGCATGGAAAGACGCTGTTGACTGGGTACTCGAAGAAGCTTGCCAGGCTGTAAACATTGGCATCAAAGGAGGGTGATATGGCAACTTTGCAGGAATTAATCGACCTGACGCCAGAACAGGAAAAAGCGTGGAATCGCCTTGTGAAGGCTGTAAAGGATTTCAGGGCAGCCGGAGGAAAGTTTTATAGCGTCCTGGACACGCTGAGCGCATACAACGGCGAGCACGTTGCCAGCATTGATAACGATAAGGGCTACCACACTGCAAGCGTCTATATGCCTAGCATTGATGCGCCAGGGCTAACCAGTTGGGCTGATGATTGGCACGGCATCACGCTGAAAGATGGCGTTGAAGTGGATGAGGACTAACACATGACTACTTTTACCGACAAAGAACTGATTAAAGAAATCAAAGAGCGCATAGGCAGCCTGGACGTTCGAGACAATATTGAGCGCCGGTCGTATGAAATTGCACTGGCATCGCTGGAACGCGAACAGATTCGCCACGAGCATGCCAAATGGTCTGACTCCACATTTGGCTGCGTTGGCCCCATTGGTCCACTGAAACACCTCTCAAAAGAGGCACTGGAAGCCGCAGCCGAACCAGACGATCTTAGCGAGTGGGCTGATATGCAGTTTCTGTTGTGGGATGCACAGCGCCGTGCTGGCATCAGCGATGCTGAAATTAACGTTGCTATGGAAGATAAATTGAAGATCAACATGGAGCGCCAGTGGCCTGAGCCAAAAGATGGTGAGCCTCGCTTGCACATTAAAGAACCCGGCAACTCTCCGGTAATTCCGGATGGTTTATCCACGGTATGCGCTGAGGCTTATCAGGTTGTAGGAGTTATGGCAGATGCGCTTGGTGTATTCGGTGATGCAGCAGTACAGAAAGTTCTGGATAACCTGTCACAGCAAAAACTTGTTCACAGAGATGTGCTGCCGTTCTCGCTTCCGGTAACTCCGGATGGTTGGATAAGCTGTAGTGATCGAATGCCTGAAAAGGGCCAGAACGTGCTTATTTCGGTGAATTTCGATAGCTCTCTGGTTGAACCGCTAATATGCTCCGCACGCTATACCGGAAGCACCTTTCGGCGCGGAGATGCAACGATTAAGCCGGGTAATGGTATTGAGCAAGCAACTCACTGGATGCCGCTACCGGAACCGCCGCAGGAGGTGAATCAATGAGCTGGCCTGAAGCGTTCACAACGGTAGGAATTGCAATGGCGGTGGCGCTGGTGGTGTATTCTATTTGCCGCTGGGGGTAAGGTATTGAAAAACGCCCACACACATAAGTTGGGCACCTGAGTTGCGGGGATAGGGAGTTAGTTAAATAGTTATACAACAATACCTGATTTTGTATTGAAGCAAGGAAGAGGTTGCCACATATTGAATCATGCACGTGTACGTCAAATGCGGGAGGTCATCGTGCTGGTTCTGAAATGTGCGCTGGCTATTGCGGCTGTAATGGCAATTTATTGTCTTGTTATTGTTCTTATGGATCACCTTTCTGATTGATTTTATATTGGCGAGGTGACGAGAGTTAAGTAGAATTGCTGCGGGTGCTTGAGGCTATCTGCCTCGGGCATGAACAGCAACGGCAGATAGATAAAAGCCCCAGTTAACATTACGCGTCCTGCAAGACGCTTAACATTAATCTGAGGCCCAATCTATGCTTCACAAACGTAGGTTAGCCTCTTACGAGCCGAAAGGCAAGGAGAAGCAGGCTATGAAGCAGCAAAAGGCGATGTTAATCGCCCTGATCGTCATCTGTTTAACCGTCATAGTGACGGCACTGGTAACGAGGAAAGACCTCTGCGAGGTACGAATCCGAACCGGCCAGACGGAGGTCGCTGTCTTCACAGCTTAAGAACCTGAGGAGTAAGAGACCAGGCGGGGGAGAAATCCCTCGCCACCTCTGATGTGTCAGGCATCCTCAATGCACCCACACTTAACCCGCTTCGGCGTTTTTTCGTTGATTAACTCTAGTTATCAGAGAACCGAACTTTTACTGATGGGGGCAGGGAGATGAAGAAACTTGTTTTAGTTGCAGGTGTAATGATTGCAACAGTAATGTTGGGAGGGTGTGCAGCAAAGGTCGATCCTGCGTTGAAAGCAGAAGCAATGAAGCCACTAACATGTAAAGATGAAAAGCAATGTGACTTTTATTGGAAACGCGCGCAATTCTGGTTGGCTAATAATTCCGCATGGAAAATTCAAACGGCGACAGACACGCTAATTTCCACTTATAACCCCTCACCAAATAGTCCACTCCTCGCTTATCAAGTGAGTAAAATGCCAAATGAAGATGGATCCTCAAGAATTTTCATCCAGCCTTTTTGCGATAATATGTTTGGCTGTCAACCAAACCTCTATCAGGCGGTTGTTTCCTTCAAAAACTTCGTTAGAACTGGGCAGTAGTGTATAGCGGGGACGGTAAATTATTAGTGAAAACGCCGTGAACCCTCACCCAATGTGAGCTAACCCCATCAAACATGACTGTGATGATTAGCATACCCGCTTCAGCGAGTTTTGTTTTTTCCGGGAATTCTGGTTTACAATCTGCACGCCAGCCTGAACAACTGGCACCTGCTGCGCCAGCAGAGAAAACAAATGGCGCACAATACCAAAAATCACAATTCTGATGCCGTTCGTGCCAGCAGGCATGGGCGGCGTTCGCGCGTATTTAAAACCGACTGGTACCAACACCCTCCATGCACTGAAGAACAGGCCGAATGGCTGATTCAGTGTTACCGCAGACACGGATACGAGATTAAGAAAGCCCTCAGCCTCGATTATCGTCACTGGATAATCTCCGTCAGGCTTCCTTACTCCGAACGCCCACCGCGTCCGTCCCGCACATTCCAGCAACGGATCTGGAGGTAACGTGCGGGTATTACTTCGACCTGTTCTGATACCGGAACTCGGGCTGGTGGTCCTTAAGCCCGGTCGTGAATCCATGCCGGTATTTCACAATCCTCGAGTGCTGGTGGAGCCGGAACCGAAAAGTATGTGCGGCCTGCCATCCGGAGTCGTCCCTGCCGTTCGCCAGCCGCTGGCGGAGGATAAATCATTACTGCCATTTTTCAGCGATGATCGGGTGATTCGTGCTGTTGGCGGCGCTGGGGCACTGTCTGACTGGCTGTTGCGTCATGTCAAATCCTGCCAGTGGCCTCATGGTGACTATCATCACAGTGAAATCGTCATACATCGTTACGGTACCGGCGCGATGGTGTTGTGCTGGCACTGCGACAACCAGCTGCGTGACCAGACATCCGAATCACTCGAGCAACTTGCTCATCAAAACCTGTCAGCATGGATGATTGACGTCATCGGTCACGCAATAAGCGGTACGCAGGAGCGTGAATTATCTCTGGCTGAATTATCCTGGTGGGCGGTCCGCAATCAGGTGGCGGACGCGCTACCGGAAGCGGTATTACGTCGTTCGCTGGGGTTGCGTGCGGAAAAAATCCGCTCAATGTACCGTGAAAGCGACATCGTACCGGGAGAGCAGACCGCCACCAGCATACTGAAGCAGCGCACAAAAAATCTTGCGCCGCTGCCTCACGCCCACCAGCAAAACCCGCCACAGGAAGAGGCGGTGGTCAGCATTGCCGTTGATCCGGAGTCTCCGGAATCTTTCATGAGACGACCTAAACGTCGCCGTTGGGTAAAGGAGAAATATACGCGCTGGGTGAAGACACAGCCGTGTGCGTGTTGTGGTCAACCAGCCGACGATCCCCATCACCTGATTGGTCACGGTCAGGGAGGGATGGGAACAAAGGCCCACGATATTTTCACGCTACCGTTGTGCCGGGAACATCACAACGAACTTCATGCGGATCCGCTGGCGTTCGAAGAAAAGCATGGCTCTCAGGTTGATTTAATTTTTCGTTTTCTTGATCACGCCTTTGCAACCGGCGTGCTTGGGTAAAAGAGGTTACTGATGCGTATAGAGCTTGTTTTGCCTTACCCGCCAACGGTGAACACCTACTGGCGACGTCGTGGCAGCACATATTTTGTATCAAAAGCCGGTGAGCGTTATCGCCGGGATGTGGCGCTTATTGTTCGTCAGCAGCGACTGAAATTAAATCTGTCCGGTAGGCTGGCAATCCGAATTATTGCAGAGCCACCGGATAAACGCCGCCGTGACCTGGACAATATCCTGAAAGCACCACTGGATGCGCTGATGCATGCCGGACTTCTCATAGACGACGAGCAGTTTGATGAAATTAATATAGTGCGCGGTCAGCCTGTTCCTGGTGGGCGGCTGGGCGTGAAGATTTACGAAATAATGCATGACGGGTAGGTCCAAAAATGAAACTGGAAGATTTACCGAAATACTATTCCCCAAAATCGCCAGGTCTGACTGATGCATCCGTCTCGACGTCAAAAGATGTGCTGAGCATCACTGATGTGATGGCTGCGCAGGGTATGACACAAAACCGGGCTGAGATGGGATTTTCTGCGTTCCTGGGGAAAATGGGCATCAGTATGAATGACAGGGCGCGGGCAACAGAATTACTGGCAGATTATGCACTCAGTCGGTGCGATCGCGTGGCGGCGTTGAGAAAACTTCCGGCAGAAATAAAACCGGCAGTGATGCGTATTATGGCTTCGTACGCTTTTGAGGATTATGCCCGCAGTGCAGCGAGTAAAAAACAGTGCCCTTGTTGCGGTGGGAAAAAATTTATTGAAAGCGTAGTTTTTACAAACAAGGTCCAGTATCCGGATGGCAAGCCGCCAGTATGGGCAAAGTGTACAAAAGGCGTGTATCCGTCTTACTGGGAGGAATGGAAAAAAGTCCGGGAGGTGGTGAAAGTCTCCTGTCCAGAATGCAAAGGGAAAGGGGAGGTTTCTACGGCCTGTAAAGATTGCCGTGGACGTGGTGTTGCCATTCATCGTGAAGAGTCGGAAAAACGGGGTATGCCTGTTATCAGAGACTGCCAGCGTTGTGGTGGTCGTGGCTATGAAAGATTACCGTCGACGGAGGCATTTAATGCCATATGTGAGGTAACAAAGCAGATAACACGCGCGTCATGGGAAAAAACTGTTAAGCAATTCTATGACACGCTGGTGATTAAGTTTGATATTGAGGAAGCATGGGCAGAGCGGCAGTTAAAAAAGGTAACCAGATAACAATGTTGATTTTTCCGGAATCTGTGGTAAATTTATCCTAACGATGGGCGTTTTATGCCTGACGTTAAAAGATTTTTTACAACCCGCCGCCGTGCGGGTTTTTTGTTGGTTTAACAGGTTATAATGTATAGTGCGAAACTGCCTGTTCAGCAGAATCATTTTGTTTGTAGTAGAGTTCACAAGTCGTCATTATCAGGCAAAGAGATTTATGGTATTAAAGTATCAGCCGTCTGTTCGTTCTGTTTTAATGTGTGATTTTCGGGGAATGGTTGTTCCGGAAATAGTCAAGGCCAGGCCAGTGGTAGTAGTATCCAGAAACAGACACAACAATCAATTGGTAACAGTGGTACCAATAAGCACTACTGAACCGATCCCTCGCAGAGATTGCCATCATGAGTTATCAGAAAACCCCATTCCTGGTAATGAGCATATTACTTGCTGGGTAAAATGTGACATGTTGATGACGGTTTCATTGAGCCGACTGGATCGCATAAAAACCAGAAACTGGGAGGGGCGAAATTATATTGTTCCTATGATTGCGGAAGATGAGTTTGAGAATATTAAACGGGCGGTATTGCACGGGATAGGGATGGCTTATCTGTATCGATAATCGAAAACGATTATCGAATTCGATATAAATTTATATTGACACACATAGTGTGTTGACTGATACTGTCGCTGTACCCTGATGGGACTTGTGAGACTTCCGAACAGGAAGCCAGGAGTAGCGATAAGGTGATGACAAGCCTGCTGCCCCTGTGTAAAAGGCATCTTAATGGTGCCTTTGTCATTTTTATCAAAAGTTCCCCGCCATTGAGCGGGTTTTTTTATGCCTGAAAAACGACACAGGACGTTAAACGCGCTGGTGGTTGCGAATATCAGTTTTTCAGCTTGCTGGCTTTTCAGACAAGAGTTATTGGTATGTCACGTTAACCAGAAAAGGGAAAAAGACATGCTAAAACAGCAGGATATGACCGAAACCGCCAGAGTGGTGTTTAATGAATTAAGCGTCACCGAACCGACGACCGTCGGGGAGATTGCGCAGAATACTTACCTTTCACGCGAATGCTGCCAGTTAATACTGACCCAGCTTGTTATGGCGGGCCTGGCAGATTATCAGTTTGGTTGTTACAGACGCCTTCCGCAGTGAAGGCTTTTTAATTTGTGGTAATGGGCGGCTGGTGGGTGTTAGCGGCACCTGCCAGCCATCTGCTCATGCGTTGGGGTCACAAGCAAACCTCAGGCCCATCTGCTTTGCGCAAAAGCGGTATGAGCCTATCAGAGAAGCGCTTATTGATCTATGGCTAATACTGTAAAAATATCCAGTTGTGAGTTAATCAACGCTGATTGCCTGGAATTTATCCAGACCTTACCGGAAAACTCTGTCGATCTGATAGTCACAGACCCGCCATACTTTAAAGTGAAACCCAACGGCTGGGACAATCAGTGGAAAGGGGACGAAGATTACCTTAAGTGGCTGGACCACTGTCTGGCCCAGTTCTGGCGGGCGTTAAAACCTGCCGGAAGCCTTTACCTGTTCTGTGGGCATCGCCTGGCATCTGATATTGAGATCATGATGCGTGAACGTTTCAACGTGCTTAACCATATCATCTGGGCGAAGCCGTCCGGACGTTGGAATGGGTGTAATAAAGAAAGTCTGCGCGCATATTTTCCTGCCACAGAGCGCGTTCTGTTTGCTGAACATTACCAGGGGCCATATCGCGGCAAAAGTGACGGCTATGCGGCAAAAGAAAGGGAACTCAAACAGCACATAATGGCACCGCTGATTTCGTATTTCAGGGATGCTCGTGCCGAACTGGGTATAACGGCAAAACAAATTGCCGAAGCCACAGGTAAGAAAAATATGGTTTCCCACTGGTTTGGTGCCAGTCAGTGGCAGTTGCCGAATGAGGCTGACTATCGGAAGTTACAGGCACTGTTTTCCCGTATAGCGGCAGAGAAGTTTCAGGAACAACAACTGGAACAACCACACCACCAGCTGGTGGCATCTTATGATTCACTGAATCGCAAATATTCT